AAGATCTGGATTTGAAGCGTAAGAAAAATGCGGAATCGCTTATGAATTCTGCAGCGTTTATGGCTGTTTCCATGATGGAATTAGAGCACATTATCAACCTGAAAGGATACACGGAAGAGTACCAGAATGGGGCGAATCAGAAGGGGATTAAAAAGTGCAGTGAGGTTGAAATCTATAATAACCTGGCAAAAAATTATCTTTCTTACGTGAAACAGCTAGACGATATGCTTCAAAAAGCAGGAGGACAGACCAAGAGTGATGAGCTCATAGACTTTCTGACGGGCGGTGGGTAAATGACGGAATTTGAGCAGTATTTCACCGGCCTTTTGGATGGTAAGATTGTAGCCTGTGAAAAAATGAAAAGAATTGCAGATGTTCTTCTGGAACAGTATTACTCTCCAGGAGAGTATCATTTTGATTTCGACATTGCCAAACGTCACATAGATTTTATTGAAAAGTTCTGCAAAATTCCATCTGGTAGAATTGGAGCACCGCTAAAACTGGAACTATTCCAGAAGGCAAGGTTCCAGGCAATATTTGGCTTCGTGGATGATAATAACATTCGTCAATATAATGAATGCTTGATCGTTGAAGGAAGAAAAAATGGAAAAACAACAGAAACAGCAGCGATAGAAATTGATCTTTTGGTAAATGACAGGGAAGGAGCACCACAGATCTACAATGTGGCAACTATGCGCGATCAAGCTGCTCTTGGCTTTACAGCATGTCACAAAATGGTTCAGCAAAGTCCCTTATTAAGCAAGCATATCAAAAAGAGAGCAAGTGACCTTTATTTTAAACAGAATTTTGGATTTATAAAAGCATTGGCAAGTAATACCAACAGCCTTGATGGACTTGATGTTCATGGTGGGGTTATTGATGAACTTGCGGCTATAAAAAATAGAGATATTTATGATTTGGTAAAACAGGCAATGGGAGCTAGACGGCAACCGTTGCTTTTTTGTATTACAACAAACGGATTTATCAGAAATGGAATATTTGATGCACAGTATGACTATGCGGCAGGAATCCTGGAGGGAAAAATACAGAATAATAGATTTCTTCCGTTCATTTATGAACTTGATGACAGGGAAGAATGGGATAAAGAAGAATGCTGGGAAAAGGCAAATCCTGGCCTTGGTCCGATTAAATCTTACGATTATCTCCGCCAAATGGTGCAGAAAGCAAAAGCTGATCCTACATTCAAACCAACAGTTCTTGTAAAAGACTTTAATCTTAAGCAGACAGCAGAAACTGCATGGCTTCGGTGGGAAGATCTTAATAATGAAGAGCGAATTGGAGATAAAAAATTTCGTTATGGAATTGGCGGGTTTGATGCAGCTGATTGTGTGGATCTGAATGCTGCGAAGGTACTCTGCATGCGCAAGGGTGATGAAAAGATATATGTTAAGCAGATGTACTGGCTTCCACAACGTGTATTGGATGAATATGAAAACTCCGGCAGAAGACAGGGACGTGACAATGCACCATACACTTTGTGGAAAGAACAGGGCCTGCTGAGAACGGTTGATACCTATAAGGTGAATAAGAAGGTGATCTTGGACTGGTATCTGGAAATACAGGAGAAAGAGGATATTTACATGATGGCAATAGGCTATGATCCCTGGCATATTGATGATTCACTTTTGCGAGAATTCGAAGCAGCTTTTGGAAAATCTGCAATGATACCGATCCGGCAGGGCGTTGCGACTCTTTCTCAGCCCATGAAAGAGTTAAAGGCGGATCTGAGTGCAAAGAAGGTCGTTTACGATAACAATCCAATTGACAAAATGTGCCTGGCAAATACGGCGGTAAGGACTGACATAAATGGAAATATTCAGCCTGTAAAAACAGATGATCCAAGAAAAAGAATTGATGGAACTATGGCGTTGGTTGATGGCTATGTAGTCCTTAGAGATAAATTTGATGAGTATATAAGCTTGATTTAAGCAGGAGGTATATATGGCATTTTGGAACAGAAACAAAAACCGAGGAAGGGAACCTACCGCAGATAAGCCAAATACAAGTGAACAATATAAAATGGTGACAACCTGGGGCGAACATTATTATTCTTGGAATGGAAAACTGTACGACAGTGATATCATCCGGGCCTGTATTCGTCCAAAGGTGAAATCTATCGGAAAACTTGTGGCAAAACATATACAGGAAAACGAAAAAGGGTTAAAGGTAAACCCCAAAACCAGTATAAAGATGCTTTTAAGTAACCCGAATCCTTATATGACCGGGCAAATGTTCCAGGAAAAGCTTGGGAATCAGCTGTGCCTTAGCAACAATGCTTTTGCACTGATCGTTCGAGATGAGAATGGATATGCAGAGCAGATGTATCCGATTCCGGCAACAATGGTGGAAGCGATATATGGAGATACAGGGGAGCTTTTTCTGAGATTCACTTATAAGAATGGAAAAGCAGGTACCTTTCGGTATTCGGATATTATCCACTTACGCCAGGATTATGAGGGAAATGATATCTTCGGAGAAAATCCGGCACCGGCACTGGCTCAGCTAATGGAGTGTGTTGGATACATTGACCAGGGAATTGTGAAGGCAATTAAAAATTCCGGAATTATCCGTTGGCTGCTGAAATTTACCAGTTCCATGCGTCCGGAAGATGTAAAAACCAATGTAGAACAGTTTGTAAAGAATTATCTTGCTATTGAAACGGATACTTTCGGAGCAGCTGGTGTGGATGCTAAGGTTGACGCAAAACAGATTGAGGCAAAGGACTATGTTCCGAATGCGTCACAGACAGATCGGATCACAGACCGGATCTATTCTTTTTTCAACACCAACAAACATATTGTGCAGTCAGATTGGAATGAAGATCAGTGGACTGCATATTATGAAGCGGAAATTGAACCAGTTGCAATACAGCTTGGGAAAGAGCTTACAACAAAGCTCTTTTCACCACGAGAGAGAGGCTGTGGAAATTACATCACATATGAATCCAGCAACCTTCAGTGCGCAAGCATGAACACAAAACTTGCATTTCAGTCCATGGTGGATAGAGGCGCAATGACACCCAATGAGTGGCGTGCAATCTTGAATCTGGCACCTATTGAGGGCGGAGATAAGCCAATCAGGAGACTGGATACCCAGGTGGTGGACATGTTGGAAAGTATGCTTAACAAAATGAACGGTGAAAATTACCGCGAAATGACAGGCTTAATGGGGCAATTGTTAAAAGCTGCTTATATAGAGATGCATGGAGGTGAAAAGAAAGTTGAAACATAGAATTGATGTCAGAGGAGCAATGATACCAAATGACTACAAATGGTATTATGACTGGTTTGATGAAGACAGTACGTGTCCGAGAGACGTAATGAAGGTTTTATCGGCAGCAGTCCCAGGAGATGAGATTGAGGTATATATCAATTCCCCAGGCGGAATAATCGATGTTGGATCTGAGATTTATACCTTACTCAGGCGCGCTGCGGAAAAACACGATGTGCGTATATACATTATGGGGGAGGCTTGCAGTGCTGCTTCCATAGTGGCATGTGCCGCTTATTGTGAAATGTCTCCAACGGCACTCATGATGGTGCATTGTGTATCTTCAGGAGCCAGGGGAAATCACAGTGATATGGAGCACATGGCAGAAGTCCTTAGAACTGCTGATCAGGCATTGTGCACGGCATACACTGCAAAAACTGGAATGTCCGAGTCGGACGCACTGGAAATGATGGAAAATGAAACCTGGCTTACTGCTGAACAGGCGAAAGAACGAGGCTTGATTGACAAGGTGATGTTTCAGGAGCCGGAAGAAAAGCAACCTTTCGTTGCTGCCGTAAATTTCCACTTGCCATCATCTGAGCAGATGGCGAAAGTAAAAGCTATGATGGAAGCTGATACAGGGGATGGCGGAGAGAAAGAAAAAGCTGTAAAAATAGCCAGGGCAAGAGCTGAATTATTATCTTTGGCTGAAAGAAAATTAATGGATTAACAGGAGGAATGAGAGATGACTTATAACGAGTACACAGAAAGTCGTAAAAACCTTATCACAGAGGCTAACGGTCTTATCAATGAAGGAAAACTGGATGAAGCAAATGCCAAAATGGAAGAGGTAAAAGCTCTGGATGAAGAGTGGGACAAGACTGCAGAAGCAATGGCAACTGCAAAAGCTCTGGAAGGTAACCAGCGTACATTCAATGTCCAGGATCTGAATGATTCCGTAGCAGCGGCTGCTGCAAGTGGTGGAGAGGCCACAGCGAAAATGAGCTTTGTACAGGAGGCTGCTGGCAGCCTAGAGAATGATCAGCATAGTACTGATGCCTATAAAATGGCATGGGCTAAAACCATGATGGGAAAAACTCTTACTGCAAAAGAAACAGAGATTATGGAAAAAGCAAATGCATATACCCATACAACTGAAAATGCTGGAGTGGTTATTCCAAAAACAGTAGCTGACGGTATCTGGGATATGGTAGAAGAGCTGTATCCGTACTGGAACGATATTCAGAAAACCTATGTCAAAGGCAACTACAGCGTTCCAATTGGAGATGAATCCACTGCTGCCGCATGGTACGAAGAGGCAGACGTAACTGCAGATGGAAAAGATACACTGAAGGAGCTTGCACTGAATGGCTGTGAATTATCCAGAAGCGTAACTATTTCCTGGAAACTGAAAGAGATGTCAATTGATGATTTTATTAATTATATCCAGCGGAAACTGGCAAGAAAAATTGGTGCAGGGCTTGGATATGGAGTAACCCACGGTAAAGGAAAACCAAGTGCAAGCGATCAGTTCAAGTCGGAACCCTTGGGTGTAGTTACAGCACTGGAAAAGGAAGATAAGACACCACAGATTACAACTTATGAGAAAGGAAAGCTTGCATACCAGGATTTGACCAATGCGAGAGCAAAGGTAAAAGTCGGGGCGAATGAGCTTAAGATTTATGCTAATTCCACTACTATCTGGAGTGAACTGGCAAATGTGACTGATAAAAATGGAAAACCGATTTTTATTCCGGATCCATCTGCCTCCGGTGTATTTAGAGTGCTTGGAATGATGGTAAAACAGGATGATTCCATGGAGGACGGTGAAGTCCTGATGTCCAGCCCATATGTAGGCTATCAGGCAAACGTAAACAAAGACCTCACGGTAATGACTGAGGATCACGTAAAAGCCAGAAACACTGATTATTGTGGATATGCTATCGCGGATGGTGGTGTTATTTCTACAAAGGCACACTCCCTGTTGAAACATACCGTGACAGAAGCTGCAAGTGATACAGATCAGAAAACTCAGGCGGGGGAATAACAAGCCGGGCAGCAGCGGCGACAAATACTGTTGACTACAGTGCCTACACAATAGCACAGTTGAAAGCAGCAGCCAAGGAAAAAGAAATCCCAGGATATTCTAAAATGAAAAAAGAAGAACTGCTGGAGGTGCTTATGAATGATGTTTTCTGAAAATCTGATTCAAGACCTTATGAGAACAGTTCGGGGAAAATCTCAGGTGACAAAGCTGGACGTCACGGATCTTGCAGAGGCGTGTGTAGTAGATCTTAGCTTGGTGGGAGTATATGTAACCGATCCAGAAGAACCCTTGTGTAAGCAGGCTTTAAAACTTTATTGTAAGGGGCATTATGGATATGACAAAGATCAAGAAACATTCAGGGCGGCATATGCCGCCCTGAGAGATTCTATGGCGCTTTCTGGAGATTACGGTAAAAAAGAGGTGAACCAGAATGGATGAAGAAGCAAAGCTTCTGGTAGTGAAAAATGCGAAGGATAAAGATGGATTTGCGGAGGAAAGCATCACGGAAGAATACCCAGTTTATGTAACTGAAAAATCTGCTACAAGATCTGAGTATTACGCAGCTTTACAAGCAGGAATTCAGATTAAGCTTGTGCTTGAAATGAGACTGGAAGACTGGGAACAGACTGCGCACCTATCGGGAAACAGAAAGGAATATGCTACACAGCTGGAATATGACGGTGCTGTATATGATATTTTGAGAACCTACAGGACAGATAAGGCAAAAATAGAAATCATATGCACATAGAGGTGAGAAGATGAATGTGAACCAGAAAATTGAAAATGCACTTTCGGACTTGGCAGCAGGAAATATCTGGCCGCTGGCGTGTCCGTTAGAGGAAAAACCGAATACATTTGCAGTATATATGATTGAGCGGACAACCCCGGCGGATTATGGAGATGATTCGCACTGTGAATGGATTCAACACCTGGAAATCACATGGTTTTCTCGTTCTGCATCCGGGAGCAAAAGGAAACCGGTTAATTACCTGGCAGCCGAAGAAAAGATTATTGCAGCGCTTGAAACAGCAGGGTTCACAGTCAAGAATTCTATTCCTGGCTATGAAGGGGATACTGGTTATACAACTTGTACCATTACATTTTGCATTAGGAAGGAGCAATGAAGCAATGGCAAAGTGCAGGGTGGATTCCATGGATGATCTGCTGCAGACACTGGAGAATGCTGCAGATGTTGACTCAATATCAGAAGAAATGCTCACAGAAGGAGCGCAGGTCCTTCAAAAGAACATTCGTGAAGAGATAACCAGCGCAGCGGACCGCGGATATGCAACAGGAGAACTGGCAAGCTCGGTGATACCAGATACTCCAGAGAAAAATGCGTTTGGTCATTACGTTAGTGTCAGACCGGTTGGAATTGACAGTAAAGGCGTAAGAAACGGAGAAAAGTGGGGATATCTGGAGAATGGAAACGGAGGTAATCAGAAACCTCACCCATTTGAAGATAGAGCAACAAAAAGATCAGAGACTGAATGTACAGAGAAAATGCAGGAAGTATTTAATAGACATATAAACATATAGTAGGAGGATATTAACATGGCTAAAATTGGATTTGAGTACATTGTAGCAGCAAAATTAGATACAGAGGCGTCTGTAAGCAAAGCAACAGCAAAGTATACGGAAGCGAGAGTAATTGGTCCGGCAGCAAATGCAAACTTTACTATTAACACCAGCGATGTAAAAGATTATGGTGATGATAATGTAGTAGAAACAGACGTATCCCCGACAGGTGGTACAGCTTCACTGGAACTGAATGAGCCAACTATGAAGAATGAAGGGTGGCTGCTGGGACATACAGTGACAGAAGATGATGGAATGGTCAGAAATGCGAACGATATTCCGCCATATGTAGGTATTGGATTTGTTGGGAAATCTGTCCGGGCACATGAAGCAGTATTTAAAGCAAAGGTTTATTTAAAAGTGCAGTTTAAAGAACCAAATGATGAGAATGCAACCAAACAGGACACTGTAACATTTACACATACAACAATGGAAGGTAATTTATACACTTTGCAGAATGGTGATATGAAAGCCGAAAATGAGTTTAAAACACTTGCGGAAGCAAAAACATATGTGAATAAAATTCTTGGAGTTACCGATTCTTCAACCGGTAAGTAAGGAGTAAAACATGGGCATATTTAAACCAAGAGGAGTGGCAATTGTTTTGAATGGAGAGGAAAGACATTTCCTCTTCACTCTCAACATGATTGATCAGATTGAAGAAAAGTATGACAAACCATTAATGGAAGTGCTTGAGGATGTAGCAAATGACACAGGGAATGGACATTTGATGCGCGATATTGTGGTCATACTTCTGAATGACGAAGCAGAGCGAAATAAACGTATGAAGGCAAGCGTTGAATACTCAACTGTGACAGAAGCAGATGTGGGAGACATGATTGGGCTTGACAATTATTATGAAGTTATGAAAGCGCTTCTGAAAGCCTATGGAATATCCATGCCAGAGGTAGATGAGGACGAGGACCCAAACCAGAAGAGCGGGCAAATGAAAAGCTGAATATTGCCCGCATAGTTTACATCGGAATGACAAAATTGTATTATACGGAATCCGGAGTGCTGGATATGACGCCCAGGAAATTTTACAGGATGTATGATGAATATTTAATTATGAATGGGCTGAAGAAAGAAATTGATTCAGCAATTGATGCATTACCATAGGAGTGTTCATGTAAGGTGAACACTCCTTTTGTTATGCTTAAAAGGAGTTAAAATGGCAAAAAAAGAAGTTGGAATTACGCTGGCGCTCGGCGGGGAAAAAGAATATACACAGGGATTTTCAAATGCTGTAAAGGTTACGAAAATGCTGCAGGCAGAAACCAAAAGCCTTGCGCAGGAATTTGAAGGAAGCGCAAACTCCATGCAGGCCTTGCAGTCTAAGCAGGAAAACTTAATCCGGCTGCAGGACTCTTTTAAGCAGAAACTAAATGCAGCAAATACGGGACTTGGAAATGCAAGAAAGCAATATGAGGAGCAGGCAAAGGCAGTAGAAACGCTTAAGGAAAAGCTTGATATTGCACAGAAATCCCTGGACAAAATGAAGGAGCAAGGCGAGGAAGGCTCCGATTCTTATAAAAAACAGGAAAAAGCAATTGAAGAGCTGAATAATGCCCTTACAAAGCAGACGACAAACATGTTGAATGCACAGGGTCGTGTAACGGACTGGAATAAGAAAGTAATTCAAGCTGAGGCTGATGTGCGCAAAAACAGTAAGGCACTTGAAGAGAATAGAAAGTATCTCGAGGAAGCCAAAAACTCAGCAGATGGATGTGCTACAAGCATTGATGAATTCGGAAAATCCGTAAAACAGGCAAACACTGAAGTTGATGATTTAAATACAAATGCAGGAGAAGCTGGCGAAGTATTTACTGGAATTGGTGAAAAAATTGCCAGTGCTGTTGTAATGAAAGGTGTATCTGTTGCGGCAGATGCACTTGGTACTTTAAAGGATAAGGCTGTTGAAGCGGCTGAGTATGTGGTAGAGGTAGGAAGCTCTTTCGAAGCTGGAATGAGTGAAGTGGAGGCTATCTCCGGAGCTACTGGTTCAGAACTGGAAACACTGGAATCCAAGGCGAAGAGTCTCGGCAGCAGCACGAAATTCTCTGCTACCGAAGTTGCTGGTGCAATGACAAACATGTCCTTGGCAGGATGGTCTGTTAACCAGACCCTTTCTGGTATTGATGGTGTTCTGCAGTTGGCAGCCGCTTCCAATATGGATCTGGCAGATGCATCTCAGGTGGTTACAGACAATATCAGTTCATTTAATCTGGAAGCCTCACAATCAACCCATATAGCCGATATGATGGCATATGCACAGGCGAACAGTTCCACCACGGCAGCAGAACTGGGCGAGGCGTATAAGAACTGTGGTGCCAATATGAACGCTGCCGGACAGGACATTGAGACAACAACCTCTTTCTTGGAGGCATTGGCTAACAATGGTCTCCGAGGCAGTGAAGCTGGTACGTCTTTAGCTGCAGTAATGCGAGATATGACCAGCAAGATGAAAGACGGAAAGATTGCTATTGGCGATACATCTGTAGCAGTCATGGATTCCAGCGGAAACTTCCGCGATATGACAGATATCCTGAAAAATGTAGAAAATGCTACAGATGGAATGGGAGATGCCCAGAAACAGGCGGCTCTCATGTCAACCTTTACATCTGATTCCATTAAGGGATTGAATATGCTTCTTAATACTGGTGCTGATCAGGTGGCAGGCTATGAAGATAGTTTGAGAAATTGTTCTGGTGCTGCTTCAGATATGGCAGATACAATGCAGGATAATCTGCAGGGTAAATTGACAGAGCTTAGTTCTGCTACAGAAGGGCTGGGTATTGCGGTATATGATTATATATCAGGTCCTCTGCAGGGCGGAGTGGAATTGTTGACTGATGTAGTATCTGGATTAACAGACGCGATTACTCCTCAGAAGGATGCAATGGAAGACATGTACGATAGTGTCATTCAGTCTTCTGAGGATCTAAAGAATAATATGCAGTCCATAGATGATCAGTTTACTGGAGCTATGAACGGTGCAGAGAATGTTGGAAATTTGGCAACGCGTCTGGAAGAGCTGAACAATGTGCAGGATAGAACTACAGTACAGCGCCAGGAAATGGCGGCTATTGTAGATCAGTTATCCCAGAGCATACCGGAACTTCAAGGAGCGTATGATTCGGAAAATGATACTCTTTCCGTAACTAATGAAGAGTTGGAAAAGCTGGTAAAAAATTATCAGCAGACTGCAGTTCAGCAAGCAGTAATGGCTGCTACTCAGGATTTGGTAAATCAGAAACTGGAAGCCCAGGTGCAAATTGATAAGGCAGAAGACCAGAAAAAGTCTGTAGAAGCACGGAAGAAGCTGCTACAGGACGAATTAGATTTGATAAATCAAGTAAAAGAGCATGAAAATGATATCAATATTGCTCTGCAGAATGGACTTGAATTTGATGCAGACAGCGCTATTGATTATCAGACTGAAGCCTTAAAGATGTACAAACAGGCTCTTGATGATGGCGTTATTTCCCTGGAAGAGTATCAAATGGCCGAAAAGGCGATTTCGAATGATCAAATGGGAAATCGTTTTGAAGTGCTTACAGGCACAATTACACAGAGTGGAGATGCAACTGGAGTTCTGGCTACCAGTGTAGGAGAATTACAGGACAAAGAAGATGCGTTAAATAGCACTATTGAGGATAATACTCAGTTACAGAAAGATGCAGATGAAAGCATTCAGAGCGTAACGGATAGTGCAAAAGAATTGTTTGATGTAAAAGTTGATGGTACCGAATCAACAGAAGACAACACAAAGGCGCAAGAAGAAAATGCCGATGCAATCAATGCAACCGGAATAGCGGCAGCGGGAGCTGGCACAGCCCTGGAAGGACTCAACAAAACCATGGAACGCTCCCAGGAAGCCGCGGACGCTGCTAAGACTGCCATGCGTCAGATCCTGGATGAATACAATTCCACCATGGATTCTATCAAGGCTGATTTGCAGGATAAAATCAGTTTTGCAGATAAATTCGATGGTGGGGATGATATCACCACAGAGCAGATGAACGAAAACCTGCAGTCCTGGGTGGATGGAATCCAGAACTATCAGCAGAATCTCCAGCGCCTAAAAGAAGCCACAGATGAGAACGGACAAGCGATCTTTTCCGCAGAGTTTATCCAGGCAATCCAGGAGCAAGGAACTGATGCGGCTAATATGCTCCAGCACATGGTATGGACTCTGGATAACCAGGGAGAATACGGTGTTGAACAGCTGAAAGGTATCTCCAAGAAGTGGACTGATGCAATGGACATTTCTGCGGATACAGCAACGGTGATGGCGGCAAACAAGACCGCTTATGAGTTGGCAGTGGGAGAGCTTGGATCCACAGATTATGATTTTTCTGATCTGCGCGAGTCCATCGACAATGCCGTTGCTTCGGCTGTAGAAGGCTGGGCTGAGCTTCCGGCAGCCACACAGGAATCTCTCATGCAGACTGTCCAGATGGCGCAGGAATGCGGTGTACAGATCCCAGAGGGACTTGCAGAGGGAATTGCAAGCGGTGAGATAACCCCTCAACAGGCAATAGATCAGCTGAACGGAACTATTGAAGGAACAATCCAGGGCGTGGCAGAAATTGCCAATAAAGCGGGTATCCAGATTCCGGAAGAAATCCAGGCAGGAATTAATGCTGGTGGTACGCAGGCGGTATCAGCTATGCAGGAACTTCTGGCACTGATCCAGCAGCAGGCAGCAGATGCACAGTCTGCAGGTGAAGATGTGGGTACTGCTGTAGGAGAAGGAACCCAGAATTCAATTAAAGATCAGCAGTCTGGCGTTGAACAGGCTGGTGGCGAGATGGCGTCCGCCGGAGCGAAGGCAGCCGAAGAGAAAAAAGGCGAATATGAGAAAGCCGGAACGGTAGCCGCTCAGCAGTATCAGACTGGTATAAATTATGGAAAAAGTGGCGCAATCAGCGCTTCCGGAACCATGGCAAGCCAGGCAGTGGCTGCGGTTCGGACCTATCAGAATAGCTTTTACACTGCGGGATACAACGCGGCTGCTGGTGTAGCACAAGGTATATCAGCAGGCCAGTCCCAGGTCATAAGCGCTTCAATAAGAATGATCAATGCAGGTATTGCCGCAGCCAAGGCAGAAGCAGAGATCCATTCTCCATCAAAGAAATTTGAGAAAGAAGTCGGCTATCAGTTACCTGCAGGTACTGCGTCTGGTATAACTAAAAACACAAAGGTAGCAACTGCAGCCGCTGGAAAAATGGCGAAGGCTGTGTTGAAAAACGCCACCAGCTGGCTTAAGCAATACAATAAGAGCCATGAAGCTTCCCTGGACAATGAAAAATGGTACTGGCAGCAGATACGCGATACAGCTGTGAAAGGATCCACAGCCTATAAACAGGCAACCACTCAGCTTAATAAGCTTAACAGCAGTTCCACGATCAGCAAGGCACTGAGCAGCAGTATAAAGAACAATTTTGGCGTATCCAAAGAAAAAGTTACCGGATCCGGAGATAATCAAAAGAAAACTACTAAGGATGCAGAAGCTTATAATTCTGAGGTTCTCAGTGCTGCTGAAAAACGGCTGGAAAAGTACAAGACATTACATGCTACCTCTTTAGCCCAGGAGAAGAATTACTGGACCACCGTTCGAAAGAATTTAAAGAGCGGAACTGATGCCTGGTATGAAGCAACACAGAAGATCCAGGAACTGGACACTCAGATCTACGAGGAAAAGCAGGAGAAACAGGAAGAAGCAGCCAAAGCCAGAGAGGAAGCTGCAAAGACCCAGGCTTCAGTACAGAAATCCCTTCTGGAGACCTACCAGACCTATTATTCTATGTCCGCCAGGGCAGAGATGGAATATTGGGATATTGCCAGAAAACAGTTCACAGCCGGCACGGATGAGCGTATAGAAGCAGATAAAAAGTACCTGGAAGCCAAAGAAGATTACGAAAAAGAAAAGCTGCAGCTTGATGAAGATTACAATGATAAGCGGGAAAAGCTTGAAAAAGAACGAAATGAGACCATACAGGATCTGGAAGAAAAAAGGGACAGTGCCATAGCTGATCGGAAGAAAGACATCCTTTCATCCATGAATAACTATGATGCCTGGGATGCTTCCGGATATACTGCAGATCGTCTGATTTACAATATGAATACCCAGGTTGAGGGACTGAAACTGTGGGAAAACCAGTTACAGGAACTGAGCGGAAAGGGACTTTCAGAGGGGCTGCTGCAGGAATTGAAAGATGCAGGACCAGAAGCAGCCGCCAATATTTACAGCCTGAATCAGATGACTGCAGAGCAACTGGATGAATTTAACAAGCTTTGGGAAGAAAAGCAGGAGATAGCAGACCGGCAGGCAAAAAAAGATACACAGGCTACGCGGGATGCTATTGACCAGCAGATAAGTGACACCAGGAAAGATTATAAGAAACAGCTGGATGATCTGGCGGCTGAAAATGCTTCCGCGGTTGCAAAGCTGAATGAGGGCTTATCTACCGGTCTAAAGTCTCTGGTGGAACAGGCTGGCCAGATTGGTGAGGACATTGTAGGGAGTCTGATCGCCGGAATTCAGAAAGCAGGAACCGGCGGGACATTGCTTGATGTAAATGTATCGCCGGCTGGAAAAAATGTGTCAGCTTCTTCCGAAACCAGTGGAGCAACTGCTTCCAGCTCAGTTTCTTCCGGATCCGGCACTTCTGGAAATATATCCAAGACAGAAATTGCGCCGGCGCAAAAGAAAGAACTGGATAAAGTGACTGTGGGCGCAGCTGAGGAACCGGCAGAGATTGCAGAAGTACAGAAGCTGATAAATGCAAGCAAGGCGCATAAGAAATCCGTGTCGGATGCAGAGAAAAAGAAACATTCAGATCTGTGGCAGTACATTGTAAAAAAATATGGCAGGAGTGTGAATGATTCCACTGTAAAGAAGATAGCAGATGCCCTTAGCGTGGAAGCGGATGCAAAGCCGTCATCTAAGCAGAAGAAAGCTATACTGGCGGCAATGAAAAAGCGGGGACTTCGAACCGGAGCAGAGAATATCCTGGAAGATCAGCTGGCATGGCTCTTTGAAAATAACGCACAGGAGTATGTCCTTCGTAAATCGGATGGAGCGATCATGCAGAATATGCTTACCGGTGATAAAGTGATCAATCCACAGGGGGCAGAAAACCTTTATAATTTTGCTACAAACCCGGACCGGTTCCTGGCAGACAGATCTCTGGATGTAGGGGCTGCCGGAATTGAAAAGCTTAACAGGCTGATCCGGCAGCAGTCAGAGCACCAGGCGAAGTTATCAGGAGGCTATCGAAGTAATAACTCCGATATACTTAACAAAATGGATTCCATGATGAGTACCATGGAAGCTATGATGGAGAACATGGCAAGCTCCATGAAGAATTTAAAAGTATTCATGGATAAAGATAAGCTGGTGGGGGAAATCCGGGAAGACATGAATATTAAGAATGAAATGGCAGCTACAAGGCATACAAGGGGGCGTCTAAGATGAAAATAAATGGCTGGGACATATCCGGGGCACAGGCCAAGCAGTGGAATGTGATTCCGGGATTTTCCAATATTGAAAATGAAAGCGAATGGCAGAGGGGAAGCCCACTGCCATTTTTTGTCAACGGTTCAATAGGGTGGAAGACAATCCAGATTACTTTTTTGGTATATGGATCCGGACGAAATGAGATCCTGCAAAACTGCAGTACCTTACTTTCCAAGATGTCCGAGTCGGTCATCCTGGAATTGGATAAGTTCGATCACAAGTTTTGTGGATTCTTGAGTAAACATGATTTCACAGAAAACCCGCTTGGCCGTCTGAAGGTAACATCCAACAGACTGAGCAAGCTCACCGTTGATTTTTTCTGTTATGAATTCGCTGAACAGCCGGATGGTTCACCGTTTTCAGAGTCCGCTTCCGGGATGCTGGAGACAGTAGTTACTAATCCCGGAAATGCCTGGACTCCTTGTGTGGTGGAGATTACGCCGAAGGTGGGGATAGGACAGTTAACGATAGCCGGAATTAACAGAAATCCAGACACGGGAGAAAACCTCCAGGCGGTGATCAGGAACCTTACTACTAACAGTGTTGTGATTTTAGACGGAGAAAGCGGGAAGATTACAGAAGATGGAGCAAACAAAGCAGCTGATGTTGATATTTGGAGCCTTCCGGCTCTTTTGCCAGGTACAAACCAGATTACCTTAGACAGTACTTGGGTAGACCTAACGGTGAAGTATAGACCAAGATTTATGTAGGAGGAAGAAAATGACAAATCAGGAAATGTTAAATGCATATAACGGGTTAAATTATTTTCAGGAAAAGGAAACGAAGATTTATAAAGAGAACGGAAAGAAAATTTTATCGGGGAAGATAAAACTGAGTTACGCCATCAATAAAAACAAGATTCTTTTAGCTAATGCATTAAAGCCTTATGAAGACACACGCAATGGATTAATGGAAGAATACCGGGATCTGAAAAAGGAGGAAAAAGCGGTTGCAGAGGAAAGAAAGAGGGCTGAACAGGAAAAGAGAGCCCCCAGGGATGTGGATATCATTCTTAAAGAAGGAAAGGATGTAAAAGAACTCAACGGAAAGCTTCAGGAACTTATGAACCTGGAGTCGGATCTGGAGGTCTGCAAGGTACCTTTGGAGGAACTTTTCGGGCTTGATATTGGAAGCTGGGAACTGAGTGCTTTTATGTTTATGATTGAAGACTAAAAGAAGGAGGCCCTATGCTTAAGATCTACGATACAAACCACAATGCCATAGGGCATATTGTTAAATACAAGGACTTAAAGATTGAGGGCGACGTCACCACTGGTGACCGGACACTCTCTTTTATATACATGGCTCGTCATCATGAAATCTGTGAGGAGTTCTATATTGAGACTCAGGATGATGAATATGTAGTAAAAGAAAAAAGCGTAAGCACAGATGGATTTCTTTCATTTGTAGCTGTTTTGAATCTGGAAGATTTGGAAGCAAAACCATGGAGCTCTTTTGGTGTCACAGAATCCACAATTGCAGATGCGGCCAAGCTCGCTCTGGCTGGATCTGGCTGGACAGTAGGCGAATGTACAGTCACAAAGAAAAGAAATGCAGGTATCCTGCAGACGAATGCGCTTGGAGTAATCCAGAAGCTGTGCACCGCATTTATGTGCGAAGTCGTTTATGATACCAAGAAAAAGACAGTATCATTTTACGATCAGGTTGGCCAGGATAAAGGGAACTTTTTCCTCACAGGGCTTAACCTGAAAAGGTTACAGCGGAAGGGCAGCACCTACGACTATTACACACGAATTATCCCTATTGGCCAGGATGGGCTTACTATTGAGTCCGTAAATGATGGGAAGAATTACCTGGAAAACTACCAGTACACGAATAAGGTGAAGGCCTACATCTGGAAAGACGAATCTTATACAGATGCTGCCGCCCTAAAAGAGGATGCAGAAGCGAAGCTGAAAGACCTGTCAAAGCCGGAAGTATCATACAGTGCTGATATTATTGATCTGGCCAGACAAAGAGCCGGATACGATGATTTTTCCTTTTCCCTGGGAGACACAATCACCTTGATCGATGCCGCCACTGGGATCCGGGAAAAGCAGCGGATCATCAAACTTATACAGTATCCACAGAACCATACTAAAGATGAGTGTGAGCTGGCAAATAAGCTTCCATCATTTGAGGAGACCAGGGAGAAGCTCCAGGCCGCACAGGAAATTATTAACACTGTAATCAGTGATGACGGACGGTACACTGGAACTATCAATGTGTCGGACATTCTTCATTTTAATGAAGGTGTGTCTGGCAGCAGTGCGGTTGGAGCCTTGCAGGGACAGTACAACACACTGGCGGGAAGTCTGTCTGAATTAAAAATATCCGTTGGCCAGATTGAGGCAAACTATATCAGGGCAGAAGAGGCTGATATTAAGTATGCAACCATTGACAGTTTGAAAGCACTTGAAATAGAAACTGCCAGTATAAAGTCGAAATATGCGAAATTTGAGAGTACAGTTACTGATGAACTGGCAGCTAACAAAGCGTTAATTAATGAACTAGATGTAGAAAAGCTTAATGCTACAGATGCAGATTTGAAGTATGCAAACATTGATTTCTCCAACATTGGCGTGGCAGCTATGGAGAAATTCTATTCTGAGTCGGGTCTCATTAAGAATGTGGTGGTCGGTGATCAAACCATCACTGGTGAATTGGTTGGCGTAACTATTCGAGGAGATTTAATCGAAGGCAATACTATTAAAGCTGATAAGTTAGTTATTAAAGGAGAAGATGGACTTTATTACAAACTTAACACGAATGGTTCTACCATTACTTCTGAACAGACGGACTACAACAGTCTTAATGGTACTTTGATTCAGGCTAAGAGTATTACAGCAGACAAGGTGGCTGTGACTGATTTGGTAGCTTTTGGAGCAGATATTGCTGGAAATCATATAGGAAATGGTGCTATATATTCTGGGGTAAAAACATCGGCTCTTAATACGACAAAAGGATTCTATCTCGGTTCCGACGGACAAGTTGGTATAGGCGATACAAATCATTATATTCAGTTCTATAAGGGAGACAATGGAGAATTTCATCTTAGAATTAGTGCTGAAGACATTTTGTTCGGAAAGAGCAAAAAAACTATCGAAAGTGCAATCAGCGAAATAGATACAAAAGTCAACAATGTTAAATCCATAGTTGGTAAAACGTATACATATCAAATCGGTACAAATATGACAGATGTCCCTACAGGAGGATGGTCTATTTCGATGCCTAATGTTCCGCAAGGACAGTATCTGTGGACAAAAGAGACCACTTTATATTCAGATGCGAGTACTTCAGTTGGATATGTTGCTACCAGAATGGGCGTTGATGGAGCAGGAGGAGCAACCGGTCCACAAGGTCCGCAAGGTCCTCAGGGCGTTAAGGGTGAAAAGGGAGCAACTGGTCCACAAGGTCTGCAAGGTCCTCAGGGCGTTAAGGGTGAAAAGGGAGCAACTGGTCCACAAGGTCTGCAAGGTCCTCAGGGCGTTAAGGGTGAAAAGGGAGCAACCGGTCCACAAGGTCCTCAGGGCGTTAAGGGTGAAAAGGGAGCAACTGGTCCACAAGGCAACCAAGGTGTTCAGGGTGTTCAAGGTCCAAAGGGGGATGGTCTTGATGTTAAAGATACCAGAAACACCAACCAATCTCCAATCTGGTATATACAGAATTATCCGATGACAACAGTGAATGAGCTAAAATTGGCTAGTTCACTTGGTCTATCTGGTGAAAGTTATTGTTTATTAACAACATATGTTCCATGGAAAGATAGTTCTGGAGGATATCCCAAACAGACGGCAAAGATAGAGAATCGTGAGTTGTGGCGAGTCGGCATTAATAATACGACATGGGGTAATTGGAACGATGCCTATTCCCTTGCAAGTTCTGCTGATATGGGAATAGCCAATTGGTGTTACAACAATGATCGTACCTATATCAACGGAGGACGATTATATGCCGGAACTGTTACAGCAACTCAGCTTGCAGCTGATTCAGTTACTGCTGACAAAATAGGAGCCGCTGCTGTAACCTCAGAGAAAATAGCTGCATTGTCTGTTACAGCCGACAAGATTGATGTTGCCGATTTATTTGCGCAAAACATTACGGCAACAGGAACTATTAGCGGTTTGACATTAACGAGTGCAGACGTTGTTGCTAAAAGAATCATCGCTACAAAAGAAATCTCGTTGTCATGTAAAAACACTGCTGATGTCGAAAGGGTTCTTTATTACGATGGAACTTCTGTACGAGTTGGAAAATTACTCAATGCTGCCGGTGCACAAAGTGGGGCTGGATTCGAGTTCTTTGATAAAACAATCACTATGTATGGTAGTCTGAATCTATACAGCGGCGACATTACAATTCCTGGCAAAGTTCAGGGAAAAACAATAACTGCGACTGTAGACATGAATACTAATACCATATATGCATCTAATTGGTTTAGATCGCGCGGTACTACAGGATGGTATAGCGAGGATTATGGTGGTGGCTGGTATATGACGGATGCCGATTGGATTCGGGCATATAACGGAAAAGGTATAGCAACCAATGGTAACATGTTCATTGGCGGTTATATTCAGAGTAATAACATAATAAATACAACCTACGAATATCAGTCCAATAGAGGATCAGTAGATTGGCGCTTTGGTGCGGCAACGGGTACAGGCGATGAAAACTTCTTTAGTTTTTATGATGCAAAAACTGGAAAAATTCCATTAGCACTTGATGGTAATTTTGGAAATATTTATGTTGGTTTTAACGCAGGTAGTTATGAATCACCGACTGCGGTAGGAGTTTATCTTGGAGGGCAAGTTGCCGGAAATAGAGCTTTTATTTACCACGGAGATTCGTACGCTGGATCAATATGGATTCAAACCAGACTTGACGGATCGTGGAAATGGTTTAGTCTCGGAAGGGTATGTAGCACAGCTCTTTCCGATATTCGACTAAAAGGTAACATAAGAGACACTGAAGTAGAAAATGCCACCAAAGTTATAGAATCAATGAAAATTCGTTCTTTTGAAAGAAAGGATTCTCATAAGAAATACAAGATTGGCTTTATAGCAGACGAACTCGAACAGCTCGACCCTAACCTTGTCGATGGTGGCGGAGAAGTTGATGGACACCCATATTATAAATCTGTCAACAACTTGCAGATACTCGCGTATGTTGTGAAGTCAATGCAAGAACTCAATCAAAGAGTAAGTGAATTAGAAAAAGAAAACGAAAAACTCAAAAGAAAACTTAACTTAAACTAGGAGGATTAACATTATGGCATTAACAACATCAAAGAATATCAATTTATCAGGACAGTCTGTAATCAACGGGGTAACGGTGGAGACTTACACAGCCTCTCTCAGCGAAACAAATCCAGAGAACATGTATATTCAGCAGTCAACCACAAACCAGGAGTTACGGAAAGCAAATCGAACACAATGTCGGAAAGACCGTGATGACTTCGAAGAACTCGCGTATGCGATGCAGGACAAAATGATTGCAAACAAAGGACAGGGTGATGTTTCAGAAGAGTGACAGGAGAAAAATATGGAGATTAGGGCGAGACTGCGTAACCGGTCTTATTTTTATACCATAAAATAATATAATAAGAAGGAGAACACATAATTATGAAGGTGATTGATACGTATAATGCCATTGTTGGCGCAGCTGTTGCTGTATTGAGCTATATCTTTGGAGAGCACTGGATTCTGTTTGCTTTGTTCCTGGCATTTAATGTTGCTGACTGGATTACGGGCTGGATGAAATCCAGACTGGCGCATAAAGAAAACTCCAAGGCCGGCTGGAAGGGAGTCCTGAAAAAACTGGCTTACTGGATCATGATTGCGGTAGCCTTTGGAGCATCTGCAGTGTTTGTAGAGATTGGAAAGACGCTCGGCGTTGATCTGGGAATCACAACATTACTTGGCTTCTTTGTACTGGCATCCCTGTTGGTAAATGAAATCAGGTCTATTTGTGAGAATCTGGTGGAGATGGGAGTGGACGTCCCGAAGATCCTGATCAAGGGACTGGAAGTAGCCGACAAGGCAATCAATAAAGATGGGGAAGATATTGACGCGGGCGAGTGATCGCCCTCTTTTTTGAAAGGAGAATTTCCATGAAATATTTTATCTGTGTAGGTCACGCGAACTATGGCGGTGGCGTCATCTCATCTGCAGATGGTACCAGCAAGGGTGGTGTGAACGAATATAAATACAACAAGGAACTGGCGCCCTATGTGTGCAAATGGCTTAAGGTAGCAGGACATGAGGCAACCCTGTGCATTGCTCCGGAAGGTCAGCTGCATTCGCTGGATGATGAAATCAAGTATTTCATTAAAGAAGAGCATAAACAGAACTATGATCTGTCTGTCCAGCTTCATCTGAATGCCTTTAATGGAGAGGCATATGGCTGTTTAGCATGCTGCTATAATGCAAATGGACTTCCAGAAGCCCAGCGGATCAGCGCGAAGCTCGGTACTGTCTGGCACAATAGAGGGGCAGAAGTACGCCCAGGTTTATATTGGACCAGAAAGACCAAGGCAAAAGCTGTCCTGGTAGAATCTTTCTTCTGTGATAACAAGGACGATTATGCCAAAGCGAAAAAACTTGGTATGGATGCGCACGGAAAATTGATCGCAGAGGGAATCATCGGGAAGGATATTGTAGCCAAACCAAAAGCAAAGTATTACATTCAGGCCGGTGTATATAGTGTTAAGACCAACGCACAAGCTATGGCTGCCGATTTAAAAGCAAAAGGATTTACCGCTTCTGTCAGAAAAGTGTCAGGTCCAGTTCCGTACAGAGTTGAGGTTGGGAGATATAATACCAAGAAGGCTGCAAAAAAGGTGGTAAAGAAGCTGAAAGCAGCAGGATTCCAGGTATTGGTGAAGAGTCTGTAATGTCGAAATCCGTCGTACTATCTCGCACGATAATAAGTGACAGATGAGGTAGAATCTGGTACATTAAATATATCCCTCAAATAAGAAAAAGTCCTTACAATCATGCAGCTGCCCGCAGAAGAGTGAGGGCTTTTCTTCTTATATAAAATAACATGGTTGAAGCTGTATAGAATAATACAAAAATGAATACGTAACATACTGGTAGCTAACAAAAATCGCGAAAACCCATTAAAATAAGGGGTTACAGTTTCTGTTGAGGAAGCTGCTAAGGCTGGCAAGTTCTGATTATATAAATTGTAAAAGCGTTGAAAGTGCCGTAAACTCAAGGGTTTACGGCATTTTTGTTACTGTCTGGATTTCTTGCAAAACAGTATGAAAATATATGAAAAAATGGCGGTAACTAACAAATAACTAACAGGTAACTGACAGGCGTAACTGACAAGTAACTAACAAACCTACCACGAAAAAAGCAGCAGGACAATGCCTGCCGCCAATCATTTTGTTATCTTTTCCATTTCTCTTTTCAGATCTTCCACAGTTCGGTGAGTATATATCTTTTCTGTGATATCTGCAATTTCATGTCCGACAATCATTTTAAGTATATATTCATTCATATTTGCTTCTTTTGCTTTCGTAATAAAAGTGTGTCTGGTGTCGTGGGGCTTGTGATCCATTCCCAGTCGTGCCATAACCTTCTTGAAACGTCCACGATATTTGTCATATGTAAGGGAAGTGCCCTGCTGACCGTCCGGATCATTGAAAAGATATTTGCTTCCCATACCGACTGCCTGATTGTAATTCTTACGTACCAGATCAGCAACCAATGGATGAATTGGAACCAGG